TGCTTCTACTGGGTTTTATATCAACGGTAATAGTGCCACATCTGGGTTAGAGTTTGCAACAAACACTATTGTGCCTAGCAAAAATGCTGCAAGAATTGACAACGCATTAAACTTGGGCATGTCCACCAACCGCTTCAAAGACATCTACGCCACCAACGGCACAATCCAAACATCTGACCGCAACGAAAAGCAAGACATTGCAGAGCTTACAGATGCAGAGCAACGTGTAGCTGTAGCTGCCAAAGGCTTACTGCGTAAGTTCCGATGGAAGGATGCAGTAGCTGAGAAGGGTGATGAAGCCAGAACACACTTTGGTATTATTGCACAAGACCTACAAGCAGCATTTGCAGCAGAGGGTTTAGACGCTGGTGACTATGCTATGTTTATCTCAAGCACATGGACTGACGAAGAAACTGGCAAAGAACGTACACGCATGGGTGTTCGCTACAGCGAATTACTAGCGTTCATTATTGCAGCTATTTAAGGAGAAACACTATGGCAATAACTTACACGTGGACAATTCCAACACTTGAGCGTCACACATCAGATGGTGGCGTATACATTGCACATTGGAGATGCACAGGTGTTGATGAAGATGGCAACAGCGCATCTAACTATGGCACTTGTGGTTTAACCTACGATGCCTCTGCGCCTGACTTCACACCTTATGACGATATTACTGAGGCTCAAGCTCAAGGCTGGGTCTGGGGTCATGTATCAAAGGATGATACTGAAGCTGCTATTGCTGCTAAGATTGATGCGATAGCTAATCCAACGTCTGCAAGCGGAGTACCGTGGTAGACATAACCTAGAAGGAGAAACGTAATGGGCGAGAAACAAACACAAACCATTATGATTGATGAAGTAGAATACAACGTGGAAGACTTTACAGATGAACAGAAGGTTCTGATTAACCACGTTATGGATTTAGATCGTAAGATCGGTAGCACTAAGTTTAACTTAGATCAGCTTAATGTGGGTCGTGGGGCATTTATGAATGCTCTTAAGGAAACTCTTAAGCCAGATCCAGAGCCACAGCAAGAACAGCAACAACAAGCAGCTTAATTAAAGGGATGCCTGACAATGGGATATAAACTAGGAACACGTAGCTTACAGAACTTGTCAGGCGTTCACCCTGATATGCAAGCTGTAGTTAAGAAGGCAATAGAGATCACTGAGGTAGACTTCACAGTTATCGAAGGCATACGTCATATTGATCGTCAAAGACAGTTACTCAAAGAGGGTAAGTCAACTACCCTTAACTCAAGACACATTACAGGTCATGCTGTGGACATGGTTCCTTGGCCTGTAGACTGGGAAGATTTAGATAGGTTTGAAACTATGGCTAAAGCCATGAAGGATGCAGCAGAAGAGCTTGACATTTCCATCGTATGGGGTGGTGACTGGAAGAGCTTCTATGATGCCCCTCACTTTGAACTTGATCGTAAAGTCTACCCAGCATGACCAAAGATGAAGATAATTGGCACCTCTCCAGAAGTGTACCTATAACCCTTATCTTTGGTCTTATAGCTCAAGCAGCAGCTATAGTGTGGACTGTCTCTATGATGATGTCAGACATTGAACGTAATGGTGAAGAAATCATGCGTCTACAGTCTAGGATGGCTATCGTAGAAGATGCTACACAAAGACAAGCAGTATCTATGGCCCGTATAGATGAAAACATTAAAGCAATCCGACAGTCAGTAGAAAAAATGGCTAATGAAGACTAATTTCCACTGTAGGGGGTAGTTTTAATTTCCACTGTAGGGGTGCATTATGGTAGATCCATTTACAGCTTTGGCTGCGGTCAAGACTGCTGTCAGTGCGGGTAAAGAGCTTGTCTCAGTTACTAAACAGATTGGTGAGTTCTTTGATGGTGTCGATGAACTAAGGAACAACCACAATAAAAAGAAGAACAGTCTCTTCTCAGGTGATGATGAAAACAGTATGGAAACCTTCGTTAAACTACAGAAGGCTAAGGATGCTGAAGAAGAACTCAGAGCCATTGTGATAGCTACCAGAGGTTACTCCGCTTGGGGTGAGCTACAGGAAATCAGAGCTAGGACACGTAGAGAACGTAAAGAGAGAGAAGCTGCTAATAGGCTCCGTAAGCAGGAGATGGTAGAGAAGATAGTTGTCATTGGGGGTACAGTAACTGTGTTGTCTATTATAACAGGTATAGCTGTACTTATAATAATGTCATCAAAGGGAATGTTATAATGGGTTTAGAAGCTAAAGGTACTTTTCCATTCCAGATGTATCAGATCCCTGAGTTTACAGCTACGACTGTGACTACAGCACCTACTCCCCCAGCTAAGACTAGCACTGACAAGCCAAGGGTTGTGGAGCCAGCTACACGTAGTGAAGTTACCATAAGACTTGATAAGTACTGGCAAGAGAAGGCTGAAGAACTCTTAAATAGACAGAGAAGCATGGCTGAGATAGCCTACAGTCCAAATGGTAGAATTGTAGCACCTATAGAAGTAGGTAAGATACTAGACGTAGAGGTTTAATATGACTGTGACTATGGAAAGATTCCTAGAGTGGAAGATCCTACCCAGACTTATGATGGTAGTTATGACCCTTATGTATATACGTGTTATAGAGTGGGGCATTAGCTTGGATGACTTAAGTACTCAGCAGAGTGCTATGATCAGTGTCGTTAGTGGTGCTATGACTGGTACGATAGCTGTATGGCTTAATTCGGAGAAGAAATAATGATAGGACAAATCTTAAGTAGTGTAGCTGGTCTAGCTACAAGTGTAATCGACAGTAAGACACAGATCAAACTAACTGAGGCTGAGATTAAGAAGAAACAACTTACAGGTGAGATAGACTGGGATCTAGCTGCAATACAAGCTACACAGAATAGTTGGAAAGATGAATGGATAACCCTACTCTTCAGTATTCCCCTGATACTAGCCTTCTGTGGTGATTGGGGTAATGCTATAGTACAAGCTGGTTTTGCAGCACTTGAGACTATGCCAATATGGTATCAGTATTCCCTTGGTGGGATCGTATCAGCATCCATAGGAATTAGATCGGTATCTAAATTCTTCGTTAAATAATTCACAAAAACCACCTTAGCTGGTGTATACAATAAAGAAGCCCCTGTATCCTTAGTTGGACGCAGGGGCTTTTTTCATTGTGTCATTGCTTTAAATGTACTGGTTAAAGACTTTAGTAGGTTACTTAGTGTAAAGTAAGCATAGTCTACTTCTTGTTGTAGTTTATGTACCTTCCAGACCAAGTAGAGTGTAATACCTAAGTGTATTAAGTCTACTGACTGATCTAGGCTTATCATTTCTTACTCTCCACCTGTATGAGCTTAGATAAGTACCAGTCAGCCTTCTTAAGATCCTCTAAGCCATTCTTGTAGCGCCACCTATGAAGGTACTTAGCTATATTCCCTCGTAGGTATCCTACAAACTCATCCTTGCTTAGGAAGTCCTCAATGTATTTGATACACTCAATAGTGCCTTGTCCGTAATGTGGTGGACTGTTTACATTATCAGATTCCATCTTGCTTAAGTCCCACTTAGCCATTATAGTCTCCTATGTTAAATCTACTATTTCACAAGTGTCACCACTACAAGCCATTGTCTGACTACCAGCAGTATTATCTTCATTCTCATATTCTGAGAGTTTAGACCAATCAATAGATTCTGGCATTGTAGCTAATAACGCCTCATACTCCTCTTTGCTACAATCTTGATAAGGTGGTTGTACATAATTATGATCTGAGTGAGGTAAGAATGATACCCCTGACATTTCATCAAAGTGTTTGTAGACAAAGGCACCTACCTCTAACCATTCCTCATTACGCACTGAGATCGTCACTGAGGGCTTATGCTCACACCAGAAGCGTTGATATGTCAACCACATCTCTAGCTGCTCTACGGCTGTCATATCGTTTCTAGTGACTGCTCCTTTTGGTGACTTGATAGGGAAGCTAAAGACTGTAGTTTGCTCTGGATTATACTCCTCTGGCTCATTAGGTATTCCGTGATCAATCATAAACCTAGTCAGCGGGTCTTTGTTATCTCCACGCACAGTACGAACATAGTAAGGGCTGTGACGAGCATGAATGCCACTAGCAGAATCAACAAGTTGGGAGACAGTACCACTTGGTTTAACGCAACTGATAGCAGTAGCAACAGGGATGTTAAGGCGTTCAGCCCACTCAGCATTCGTAGATATTGCAACATTTTTTAACCTTTCCAGGGTTTTCTCAAGACCAGCATTTTGACTGGTAGTTAATCGGTTGTCCATGATGCCCGTTAGGGATACACCTAGTAATCTCTCCTCTTCTGTGTTCTTCTGCCATATCTTACGCAAGTATGGAAACTTGGTATAAGTAGATTGGATAGTGCCTAGTATTGTAGCTAGACGTACCTTACGCTCTAAGTCATCTACAGTGTCTGTAGCCCTTATCACAACCTCTGTCAGATTACAGAACTGATTTGGTCGTAAGATAATTTCGCTACAGGGGTTAGTACCGAACTCATAGTTAGGATCTCTACGTCCATTCTTAGCTGCCTGTACCTTACTTGCCTGACGATTAAAGACACCACGTTCACCTGATTTACTTTCCACTAGGGCTTGCCACTCCCGTAGAAATGTTTCCATGTCAGGTTTTTCTGTGTAGCTTACTGAGTTGTTAGCTAATCCACGATGAGCAGCAGTTTCAAACCATTGTCCAGACTTAGCGTAACGCATACGATCATCTGACAGGTTAGATAAGCTAATCATAGCTGAACGACGAACACCACCAACTACAACAATCTGACCGATAAAACACATAAGGTCATGGCACTCAATAGAGGATAGCTTACGTCCTTGTGCAGCCTTGAATGTAGTAACTGCAAAGTTAAATAACTCAACTAGAGGTGCAGGTCCAGATGCTCTACCACCAAAGGTCTTAAGTCTAGCACCAGCAGGGCGTACACGAGATACATCCCACTTAGGGATCTCACCAGCCCAGAGAAGCGCAAGGACTTGCCTAAAGGCTTTAGCCCAACCCTCTTTACTATCTTTAACTACAATCACTGTGTCGCTTTCAAATAGCTCAGGAACCTCTGGTAACTTCTGGATGAACTGACGCTCTACTGAGAAGCCTACACCTGTACCACACAACAAAATAAACATAGCTTCATCAAAGGACTTAGGGTCATCTACTGGTAAGTAGCTACAGTTGTACCCAGCAGTATTGTCACGGGCCAGTGCTGGGCCAGCAGTCATCATAGCTCGCATAGAGGGCATAACTTCTAGGTTTAAGATGGCATCCCGTAGTTGGTTGACATAAGAATCGTTACCAGCTTTAGGACGTACCACATTATCCATGTAGCGTTCTACTGTGTCGCCCCAATCCTCACGGCCTTGACCGTCGATGTACTTAGCATAGCGAGACTTAGCAATAAAAGTCTGGTAGTCTGTTGGTAGGTAATTATTCATCGTCATAAGTGTTTCTTCCTCTCGCTCGCATTGTCAAATCTTCTTCTAACCAAACTAGACGGTCAATATCTGATCTAGCTATACCTATGTCATTTAACTCTTTATCTGTTAGTTGGTTAAGCTGTTTAATTGCTATTCTGTGGGTTCGCCATGTTGCAAGATAGTTAATGTATCTCCAGAACCATGACATACCAGTCGTCTTCTTACTCATCGGTTGTCACCTGATCCTTGTAGTGTACCGTTCTTTACACGGGCATTTAACTTCTCCATGTTCAACTCAATAATCTTAATCAAGCTGCCACCAAAGATGTTAGAGAGAGCTACAGTGTAGAATAGTACGTCACCTAATTCTTTCAAGACTGCATCATCATCAATCCTGTTGTCACGAAATAGTTTCTTAATCTTCTCTGATACCTCACCAGCTTCGCCAGTCAATCCAAGAGCATTCTCAATTAGACGCTCCCGACCTTTAGTAATCATCTTGTCTTCTACAAACTGAGAATACATATCAATCATGTCTTTCATATCTTTCGCTGTAATCATCCGTATAATCCTTTCAGTCTTTCTAGTGATACAAATTCGGGTTCATATACCCCTTGCCTTATTTCTCTCTTAATTACACAACCTTTCCACCAATCTCTATTTGCTTGTCCAGCCCACGCTTCTTCTGAGCCTTTGTAGCAACCCGCAACCAAACCGATAATCCCATTAGGGTGTGCGCCATCTTTAAACTTAAGATCACGTTTATGGCTATGCCCACAAGTAGAACTGTGATTACGATTGGCGAGTAAGCTATTAGCGTGATGTAAACCAGACATAGCTGAACCAAAATTACCACTACTAAAGAAGTGAGCATAAGAAACGCCATCATAGTCAGCGATAGCGGGGGCGCTATTAGTGTATTCGTGGTATTCGTCGAACCAGTGGTCTGTTTGAAGATGGCTGAAGGAAATCCCGTACTTGTCTCCCTGTAGTCTTGGTTCATGTGCGATAGCCTTTTTGATTCTATTCTCATGGTTCCCCTCAAAGCCAATCCAATACGGGCGCTTATACTTTCTTTCGCTAGGTTTCTTCCGTAGACGATCCATTGCTTCATTGTAGCAGTTGATGTCCTGTTCGTAGTTCTGACTTACGATAGCCTCTGGGTAACGTGTATCAAAGGTGTTAAGAGAGCGCATATCAGCACCATCACCTAAGTCAATTATGTAGGTAGGGTTTACCTCATAGATTAATTCCCCTAGCCAGTCGAAACGCTCATTTCCCGTCGAGGGGTCTGAGTGAGCGCAGGAGAATACTACTGCTGTCTTAGCTGTCATATCGGGTATCCATTTCAAATTCTATCAGTATGGGTTCGATTGATCTGTAGAAGTGGTTCTGAAACTCATAGGCTGCATCAAAGGAGACAAACGGGATCTCTTCATCAAACATAACCTTACTTGGGTTCCTTTCTTGGGGGTCTTCTACTCTACAGTTTAACCAGTAATTACCATCTTCATCTTCGTAAGGGCCATCAAGAACACGATGGACTTTAATCAGGATTGTTTTAACCATTCGTCGGGTATCCTTTTATCTGCGTATAAGAAGCCATATTTACTACACCAATCTCCATATGTGCTCTTTGCGCCTTTATATAGTCTAGCTCTGGAGTTAGAGAAAACAAACCTTATGTCTAGGAAAGGATGTTGTCGTTTAATAATTATGTGCTTCTTCCTATCTGCTGCTACAAACCTGCCCTTGGATTCTATGATGATACCGTTAGGTAATTTAAAGTCAGGAGTGTAAGTCTTGTTCTCAATAAGTTGCCACTGAACTTTTAGCTTCTCATATTCAAACTCTACACCTCGATCATTAAGATCTTTAGCTATGTCATCTTCTAAACCAGATCTGTAGCCATTCTTTATTGCGTGTCTTCTACGTTCACTGGTGGTTCCCATAGCTCACCCTCCTTACGTCTTAACCAAAGCAACCTTGCACATTCTATGGCGTGATCTATATCCCCTTTGTAAGCTTCAAGGGCTGCTTTCCAGAAGTCTCCCTCTGTCTTGCAACCCTTGTAGATCTGAACGGCTTTCTTAGGGCCAATTCCAGGAGCGCCACCTATGTTATCTATTTTATCGCCTGTCAGTAGTTGGGTATAAAAAGCTCGCATAGCCTCTTCCTTACTGACTTTTGTAAAGGTCTCTTTAGTTAGGTTGTAATGATGACAAGGTATCTGCATAAAGTCCTTATCTGTGGAAGCTATGGTAGTGCTAGGACCAAGCTTAGTTGCTTCTATAGCTATAAGATCATCTGCTTCTTCTCCTTCGCTAGTGATAGCATTGTAGTTCACAGTTAAGTAATCCCTGATGAGAGGTAGGTATCTGGGCTTTACGGCTGCTACTCTATTGCCCTTATAAGCTTTCTTAGTAGCTATAGAGTACCTGAAGTTACCTTTGCCTGTAAGGTAGACGGTGTACTCATCGGGAAGACTGAACAATGTAGTTTTATCCAGTATATCCCCCATAAGCTCATCTACCTTACTCTTGGCATCTTCAGGAAAGTCTTTATCGGTAACGTGAGCCGCACGATAGGCTACAATGTCACCATCTATTAAAACCTTCCCATCTATCATCAGAAGCTCCCAAAGACCATCTTACCATCGTCTTTCTCAAAGGCTACATCTGTAACATAACAAAACCCAGCTGCCTTAGTTGCGTCAGTATATGCATTAGATAAAGCCCAGAGATCATCTATGTTGTGACGTTCAATAACATTCTTACCCTCAAACCCATCGTCTTCACTGTCGCTCTCAAAGATGATTGTTACCTTCATTTGATTACCCCACCATAAACATTTTATCGTCTTCAGTTGGCTCTCCTGAAGTATAAGGTACATGCTCAGTAATACCTACGTTAAGAAGGCGTACACCAGCACCATTAGAGTAAGTCTCAAATTGAACCTTGGCTTTAGTTCCGTTACCTAGAGGTCCATCCTCTTCAAAATTCCACAGTGTCTTCTTATCCATACCATTTGTAAGATTGACAATGTTTGGTGCGCCACCATAGTCTTTCTCAAAGGGCTTACCGTAGCGGTCAGTAAATTTCTTAACATCTTTAACCATACGCTTGAGCTTCATGTATTTACCAATACCATACTGAGCATCTCCGTCGATAATACGGGGGCTATTCATTGGCTCTGGATCTAAACCCTCTTCTAAGAGTTGACTGATTTGATCTGGGTCTGTGAAGTATGCCTGTACGATATATTGACCACCTTTATCAGCGATACTCTTAGCCACACGATTACCTTTAGGGTCTCCGTAGTCAGCGTTCTCAGGGAATACTTTAGCGTACTGTAGTACCATATCCATTGTGTATTTAGCCATGTGTCGAGTTCCTTTTCGTTAGGGCTGTATTATATATTAGGCACCTAAAAGAATAAAATATAAGCACCTCTGGGTATTTTTTTACACTTTAGTGTATCTCTGCATAAGTGTTGCCAAATTGCACATCTGTACCTAATGGTACGTTCAAACTTAGCTCTTTATTAAGCTGAGATACTGCCTTTTCCATCTTATCTTTTACATCTGCTTCTGCTCCTTCTTCTACCAAGGCGATAACTTCATCGTGAAATTGACCAATGGTTTTAATGCCCTGTTTCCTACATGCAGCAACCCAACTATCAAAGCAATATACTCCTGTGCTTTGGTTAAGTGTACTGAATCTGTCTTTCTCATTGCGTAAACTATACCAGAATTTAGAGACTGGATTAAATAACCAATATCCATCCAGGCACTCTTTAACCTTAGCTACCTCTGCGACCCTCTGTACTGACCAATTACGTGACCAAAAGGCATCTATTAGTGCCTTAGCCTCTCTTAAGCTCATACCCGTCTCACGGGCCAGCTTAGGCGCTCCTACGCCATATGTAGCACTGTAGTTCACCACCTTGTAGTTCTTGCGTAGTGACTTCAAGCTACGTTCCCCTGAGTTATGCTTGTCGATGTCATCTTGTGTGATAACACCAGCATGTTTAGCTAAGTCTAAGTGTGGATCAAAGCCCTCTTTACTCATCTCAGCTACATAATCAGGATCTAATGGTTTCATGTAGTGACGCTTGGTTGTGTCCTCTAAGCTAGTCATGTCAGCCCCACATAAGGTGTAGCCATCAGGTGCAGTCAGACATCCACGTATCTCAGCACCATAGGGCTTTTCCACTGAAGGGAGGTTGACTAACGGTCTTGCATGACGGAAGCGCATTGTGTTGGTAAATCCTGCGATAGTTGCTTGCACGTATCCATCACGCTCTGAATCAACCATGCCTTTAAGAACAGAAATACGATGGCTGAGAACAGAAAGCCCATCAAGAAGGTGTATAGCTTTGTCTTTAGGGGCCAGTCGTAAGACTGAGGGGCATAATTCTGCATCACGCCTGATCTGCGGAATACTTCTTTCATTCTTACCATCCTTATCCTTAACATACTTATGAGTAGCTGGTTCCCAACCTAAGCTATACAACCAAGACTTAACTTGATCAGGAGAATTAGGGTTAGCTCTCTCGACCCTATGCAGCACTTGCATCTTTGTTGTAGTCACTGGAACTTTATACTGTCTGCAAAGAGTCACCCAGTTCTCACCAGCTACAGACAACTCCCCATTCTTCTTCTCCATCTGTGAGGGTTTGCTTGCCATCTTATACTTCTTAACCTCTGGCATAGCATTAGCTAACTGTTCGATCTTCTCAGCCTTCAGTGTCTCCCATACCTCTAGGTGTGTACGAGCTTTAGTTACATCTAATTTCCACTGTAGGGCTTCTTGCTCTGCTGCACACTCCATCTTGAAGGTTAGGTAGTCTATAAGGCGGTTTTTATCCTCTTTGTTGTCGTACAGCTTGTTAAGCTTCTTGTCTAAAGCTACCCATAACTTAGAGTTGATCTTAACGTCCTCCTCACAACGGTGAGCGTATTGTTGAGGTGTCAGACTTTGCCAATCAGTAATCTTAGGTTTAGGTATTCCGTAGTCTTCTCCGTAGCCTTCTAAGCCATGCTTACCACGTTCATGATCTACATACCAAGCTACAGCTAAGGTATCTATGAGACGAGCCTTAACTTTTATATCTAGCACTTTTTCTACTGCGGGGATGTCAAACCTAACAATGCTGTGTCCTACGAGTGTATCAACTTTAAATACCTCACGCATCTCATCGTAGTCATGTGTTGAGTTTACTGTCTTACCTAAGTCATCTGACCAAGATACTACGTGGATCTTTGTGCTATTGAAGCCATCTGTTTCTATATCAAATATTCTCATTATATTCCTCTCATTAATTCTGGTGTCTCAAGCATCATATCTAGCTGCGGATGATCTAACTCCTCAAACTCTATGTCACAGAAGTTACCACAGTCAGGCATGACTATTTTTTGTTTGTGTCCCTTTTGAGGGTCAAGCTCATCTAAGAAGACCCCTCGTAAACAAGAGTTACCTACCTCCCTTTCAACCTTTGCCATCCTATCGAAGTGTTCGGGAAAGTCCACTCTGATCTTATTCCAGTACCCTGCGCCACCTTTAACACAACCAATACAGTTATTGTTTTTGTAGCCTAACTTATACATGGTTGGAACTTCTATATTAGCCTCCTGTAAGAAGTATAGACACTCAGGTTTAGTCATTCTCTTTTCTATCAGAGGGAAGAAAGGTTTAGCGTCTGGATATTGTTCCTTGAAACGTATGGCTCTGTTGACCTCCTTCTTACTGTACTCAAAACCAAAGATCTGACCTCTATAATCAAGCTCCTTTTCTAACCTCTGACGAACACGCTTCTTTAGAACAAGAGTACACCTAGCCCCAGCTGGACCATTAACATACTTGTCTTTACTTATGACATCAAATTGATCTTTGTACTTTTCTGGCGCACGTTCAGTTATTATTTCACAACCATACCACTCTTCACATTGTTCTTTAAACCTAGCGTTGTCACTATGTGCAGAGTCAATGCCAAAATAGATAGGCTTAACTTCATCACCAAACTCTTGGATAGCAAGCTTAGTTGCAACTGCACTTGTAACACCCGCACTCCACCAAGATATTATCATTAAAGTACCTCTCTTAACATAAACGTATCAGTGCTGAATCTCAGCTTACCGGCCTTGCCTTCGATGGAACAGGGTCGGTTTTTTTGTACCGTAATCAATGTAGTATTCCTCTCTTCTAATGTGTCAGCTTCCTTGTCTCTTTCTAAGTCTAAGACTACAGAAGCCCTCTGACCAATCATCTTGCAATACTTAGGATCTCCATACTCATTGGTGTGAGCAATAGTTACAATACCTACGTTAAGGTCTGCTGCAAGCTTAGATAATCTAACCGATAAGTCAGCAAGCTGTTGTTCCTTACTCTCCTCTGAATGTCCAGTAACTACATCCTGTATCGGCTCGAAGAATATAAACTTACATCCGCAAGCCTGACTAAAGAAACGTATTTGATCACATAGATCATCAGCCCCTTGGTTCTCCTCAAGATAGAATTGATATAGTAACTCATCTTTGGTTAAGCTCTCAATAGCTTTGATAACCTCTTCCTCTGAGCCAGACTCTTCAATAAGATCCCTACGTGTAAGATTGTCCTTAGCTTCATAAGACACAAGCCCAAGCAAAGAACGTAACTTAGTTTCCTCTAGGTGCCATGTAGCAATAGGAACCTTACGCTTGAGCATGTTATATTCTAAGTACCGCATTACCTCTGTCTTACCTATACCTGTAGGTGCCTTGATAACTGTGAAGTGACCTTGCATGAGACCTAAGATTTTCTCATCTAAAGCCTCAATACCTGTAGGAACGTACTGGTGTTCTGGAGTGTCATGGTACAAGTTAAGGAACTGCTCAGTAGTATTGAAGATATTGTCAGGTACATACTTAGAGGAGTTGAACCAAGCATTCTTAAACTCTGTTGTTGCACCAGCGGTCAAGAAGTCATTAGCGTCCTTATACTTATTGTGAGAGACACGATACACCTTGTTAGGAAACATCTTAGCGATCTTTGCGGCAATACCGTTGCCAGCCTCATCATTATCTACAGACAAGATAATCTTCTGGAAGCTATCTAGGTAAGGCTTACACTTCTCCCAAAGTGCCTTGGAGGGGGTAGCTGATGGTAGAGAAACTACAGGATTGAGGTAAGTATCCCTAGAGCTTAACATCTGGTAAGCAGACATGGCATCTACCTCACCCTCTGTTATCGTTAAGACATTAGAGCAGCCAGCAGTAAAGAAGTTCATACCGAACAACTCGTCAGTCTTAAACCCTTTGCTTGCATAGAAATCCTTCTCCTTAAGATTCCTGGTTTTTATTCCCCCGCTGGGGTACACGTAGTTTTGAGTACCGTTAGGATATGTAAGAACGTCATACTGCTCCATAGTGCGTTCTGATATACCTCGCATAGCTGTATAACTACCACCATCCTGAGCCTCTCTTAAGCTCTCTGAGGTCGTATTTCCACTGACGGGATACTTTTCATTAGCCCAATCAAAGGTTGCCTTCCTAGAAGGATAACTACTCCCACAAGAGAAGCACTTACCAAAGCCTCTAGTGTTATAGTTAAAAGCATCTGATGAACCACAGTCCACATAGGGACACGGTTGATCTCTCACGTTATCATGTACATCTGTATTCATACTTACTCCTTATTATTACTACCATACCTACAACAATCGGCCTTAACGAAAGGGGGACATAATACTATAGGCACCTACATCTCCTTTTTATCAGTTGTAGAATTACATTTAGATTACCTGTTGCAATTTAGTCACAATGGACCTTAGCTTAGAGAAGATCTTAGTTTCCCTAAGTACAATAGCTGGCTGGCTAATACCAAAGAAGTCTCCCATATCTACTTGGGTCATGCTCTCAACAAACTTCATATGTAGCAACAACCTCTCATCTTCATCTAGCTGCAATTCTATCTGTTCATTTAGTTTGTTGTAAAAGTCCGTCTCTTCGTAGTTCTCCTCAACTGTCTCGTTAAACAAAGACGCTGTATCAAAAGGTATGATCTCAGAGCTAAGAATGTTTCTTAGATAATTAATACCGTCCTCGCTCCAAGTATGATCCCCAAATTCCTCTGTATCTATATTTCTACTGAGCCTACGTGATACATCAGAGGCGGGTATATCGACTGGAAATATATCTAAGTTAAGGTAGTCGTGCATCCTACGATTAGCCTCACGATATAATTTCGCTGGATGGGATTTAGGATCTTCAGCTAGGATCTCGTAGCATTGTAATACACCCTCACCTACAAGGTCATCGTAGTGATTAGGGTTTTTATATCTACGGGCCAAGCCCTCGCACATCATCATAATTGTTTCTGGTTTCATGTCTTATCTTTCCACCACTTCATGGTATCTCTAATTGCTATATATAAACCTAACATAATTCCTACGGGCAGTGCTGCAAGTGCAGATATAACAATACCCATAGTTATTATGTAAGGGATTAACTCACCCGTTTCCATCGGGACGTCTCTTAGGTTTGATAGAGGCTGATATAACCTCAGTCTTTAGGCATTGACCTATGGCATTCCTATCTAGGGCATACACAGGCTCGTAATAGGCTGGTAGAGCGTCTCCACAGGCCCTAGCACTAGGGAAGATGATATTAGATTGTAGGTAGTCACCATTAAGCGTATAGCTCAACACAAGGACAGTATAGAACAACATTATAGATACTCCACTACACTACCTGTACTCCAGTTCTTAGCTTCTCTCTCAGCATCCTTACGGCTACTAAAGACCCACACCTCAGTGTCATACGTCCAAGGGTTCTCCTTCCTTACGAAGGTATATTCCCCCTTCTCTACCTCTATTTCCACTACATACCTACCCATCTTCTTCTTTCTCCTTATCTAAGCCAGCCTTTACTAACTCAACAAAGCCTACATTAAAGATAGCCATAAAGGTTTCTGGATCACACTCTACTTGTAGTGTAGCACTACCATCCTCATGCTCTTCTATCTCTGTTATTTTAACTATATCACTCTTCATAGTTTATTCCTTTACTATACTTACGGAACCTTTTGTTATAGGCACGTTTGATCTTCTTTATCTGTCCTGTTTTCCATCGTAGGAACTTACGTGATTTACTTAGGGCATCATATTCATCACCGCCTTTCATAGGTATACGTTTATTCATTCCTTAATGCTCTCCACGACACAGGAAACAATTTTACCATACTACAATCAATTTCCCACGCTACCTCTGTTGTCTCTGCTTGTGTGTCAGGCTTACAGCGCAGCGCACACATATCAGCAAAGGCATCTAAGCTACCTGACCAATACCACTCAGTCATCATAGACTGTGGCAGTACCATACGGGCTTGCTCAGGGCATACGCCTAAATCTAGTAGGTACTCATACTCAGTCATTGCAATTTCATTAAAGCCATTGTCAGATACAGTTACTTTACCTGTACTACCTTGCTTTTTATCAAGGCTACGTCCACGATATGTAGCAGGTACATAAAACTCAGGCTCACTATCCACATACCTACGGCTGATCTCATTCCACCGTAGGAACTTATGCTTGACTAGCTGACGTGCTACAAACACAGGTGCCTTGATATGGAAGCTCGCAAAGCAATGTCCGAATGGGCTGATGTGTTTGTGCTTGGCTAAGTAACGGATCAGCTTGGCATCCTTATCCTTTAGCTTGGGTGGACCCCACACGTCACTTGTATCCATCTCGCTCTTCTTACCAAAGCTTACCCTTGCTGCATTAGCTACAGATAAGTCAGATCCCATGTGATCTACATATGTTACTTCAATCGAGTTTGACATATAAATACTCCTCTTTGTATTCCACTTTGTAGTTTTTTCTACTGTAGGGGTTACGACAACAATACACAAAATCTTTAGCGTCTAACTCCGACAAGAATAGAGCTATGATAATGTTGTCACTGTTAATTACACAATACATTTAAATCTCCTTCTTATGTTTACGCTTCCTGCTTAATATAGGCTTCTTTTTATCTGGGACAACCCTTGGTTTATATTTAGGTTGCCTCAGATCTTTAGCCATAGGGTTAGGCTTTCTATTTACCACGGTGGCTCTCCATACTCATCTAGCTCAGGCATCTTGTAGCTTAGGTCGTAGCGTACAAGCTCATTCTCCTGCTCACATTGATCCTCAGTAGGCAGAAGAATACCCAGTTCCCGTAGCTCCATTTCCATCTCAGGGGTCATTATTGCTTTACTCCTTCAAAGATATGTTTGATTACATCTACGGTCCAGCCATTGCCTAGCATCTTGTAACGCTGAGTGTTAGAGACGTGATCAGTGTAGCCCTCTGGTACAGTCTGTAAACGCTCACATTCTAGCGGCGTTAGCTTGCGCCAAGAGTTAGGTTTAATATAGGTTTTAGGCTCAAGATTGCCACCGCTGCTGGCACATAAGCTTGGTCCTTTTCCATCGGGATGATACACCCATCTGTTGTAGTCATGACCCTTGAGATCTGCATCACCTACATGACACATTCCATCATCACTGAACACAAGTTGCCTACGGTGCTTCTCAAAGTATGACTTTAGATTACCACCCTTGAAGTAGTTAGCGTCAATGCAATGCGACTTGTCACGATCTACATTACCATTCTCTAAGATGTCAGCAAGCACAACACCCTTATCATCAGGCAGTTTATCCATAGGGATGTTTGTCCAATAGTATCTCTGCCTATTCTGCGCTGACACTAGGTTGCTGTTGATGAAGATAGGCTCAACACCCAGCGCCTCAGTGATAACATCCATGCTCTCTTTCTTCATCTTGACGTTCTCAAGCAAGAAGTATTTAGGTTTAAGATCCTTCAACAAGCGCACGTATTCCCAAAACAATTTGCTACGGGGGTCATCAAAGTTGAGTTGCTTACCTGCAAAGCTGAAGCCCTGACAAGGCGAGCCACCGATAAGCAAATCAATCTTGGGTAAGCTATCAGCTTTAACCTCACGTACATCACCCAAGTGTATCATGTCAGGATAGTTAGCTTTGGCTACCTTGATTGCATACTTGTCGATCTCTGCTGCATAATACTTACCAACCTCTATGCCAGCTTTTTCCAGTGCAATCTGACCACAGGACATCCCATCAAATAAACTAAGTACATTAATCATTCTCTTCCCTCCATCTTGAATAAGCACACTCCTGCTCATCCCAATCTATATTTTCATCGGTGGGGTCTTCCTGCTTACAACTAGGGCAACCCCACTCGTCTATGTCGTGCATGTCGTGGATGCTCTCACACTCATGACACACTTCTTTGTTGAGCTTATGTAACATTAGTACATATAATCCTGATGCCACTCCCAATAGTAATCTTCTATTAGATCTTGGGCTTTCTTAACTACATGATCAGGTAGGTCAACTAACTCACCATCATCATCATAAGAACTGAAGCTGAATATTGGTTGCTCTTCAATGTTAAAGTATTTTCCCATCTCGTCTCCTTCTACGGTTGCAACGCCATACTCTAGTGTATCAACGTCAATGTCATAATTATCTACTTCAATAAACATCTGCATATTAGTATCCTTCCCTGATGCGTCCTAAGTCTGTGAGTAAACCTTTAGCATCATAACCATACGATTGCAATAGCAAAGCTACACTTTTTGGGTGATCTGCAATAACTTTTTCTAAGCTGACATCTACAGCAATGTCATCAGCGTAGGGATAGTAGCGGTCATCTTGAGACCAGAATGCATCTGACCAGAAGTCATCCTTGTCAGTTGGGTCACGAACTATTACAAGCTTAGACCAATCGGCATTGATACAAGCATCTGATAAAGTCTCCATGAACTCTAGGTCTTGATGCTCTGACTTGGCATGTTGATTGAAGTAACCTACAGATAAGTTGGTACACTCAGGGATGATACCTCTGTACTCGTTACTGTCTGTGTACGAGCCGCCACTGTCTTGGCTGTAGCCTAGATCTAGGATGCTTGCGATGCTGTCTGCGAACTCTTCTGAACATGTACGAACCCCTGACTGGTGAGTAATAATTGAGTTGTAACCATAGCGGTCAAAACTGATAGCGGCTTGGATACCGTCAACTACCTCTGGGGTGTGCTGCACAATGTAACCTGAGCCACGACAGCCAACTTCTTCTGCGGCATGTACGATGTATAAGCCTTCTACACCAGCCTCTATCATACGCATCATAATGTAGATGCCTGTAGTACAGTCAGCGCCTAAGCAGTTTTGTGTAGTAGTGACAAAGTTATCTGAGCCGACAACTACTTTCTGTCTACCGCCATGAGTGTGAACTGTGTCGTGATGTGACATGAAGGCAATGGTAGGGTTGTTACCTACACGTAAGATGTAATTGCCACGGTTGTCAGGATTGCCAAAGATAGGTCGTAGGAATCTGTTACAGAACTTGCGTTGAGCTTTGGCACCCTCTGGTCGCATGTAAGATAACATCTCGATATAAGTTTGTGTTGTTGTCATATAATCTCCATAGTTGTTGCTGTTAATGTACATATAGGTATTTCCATCGGTGGGTCAAGGGGTGACTACAAAATAATTATTAATTTCCACTGTAGGGGTATCACTCTTATATACTACGTCTAACGGCACTTTTGTGACGCTTGTTAGTAATTTATTTGTTCAGACCGTAAAAAAGTTAGTTCAGACCGTAGAAATCTTGGCTCTTAATTTCTTCAATGCTCCGCATTTCCACTGCGGGGGTGTGGCTCCGCATTTCCACTGTGGGGGGTCTACGGTCATTTTCCACTGGTGGGGTCATTTTCCATCGGTGGGGGTCGTGTGACTTTTTTGCAACACATGCCAGGATTTGAATATTTGAATACGACTCGCTTTTAGGTTGTGTATACAATGGCATATTCTCCTCGCCTATAGGTTGTGGTTACAAAAATCACTCGCCACAACCTTAGGTTGTAACGTGTATGCTGCACCGCAGAAACATTTTTAGGTTGTATCGTTCAACCTCTAAACTATCTATACCTTCCGGTTGTATAGTTCAACCCCTAAACTATATTTTTTGTTACTCGCCTTAAAAGTGTATAAATCCAGGCGTACAACCTGTAGTTGAAAAAATCACCAGTTCGCCTTAAACGTGTATAAAATAAAGTCTACAACCTTGAATAGTAAAATGGCTCGCAACTATTGAAAAGAGAACGGGCAAAGCTTAGGTTGTTTTATACGTTACATATATAAGGAATAAAAAATGACTAACCTTTTCGCTTTTATCGCTTGGATCTGCGCCATGTTAACTATCGCAATTTGTATTTTTGCAGCGCCGATTTTATTTGTCTCGCCTTTAGGCGTTTTGGCAACTTCTACATTAATTGCGGCAACTATCGCTTTCGCAATTTGCTTAACTATCGAAAACTAAACCTAGCATAGAGGGATAAAACAATGTGTTTCTTTGAAGACAAAACAGCAGAATTTAAATCATCACTAGCAACTAATGATACAAATCTTGATCGTGACTTGCTTAGTAAATTAGACCATATAGTGCGGCCATTAACTGACGATAGATCAATAGCGTTTAGCTATTTAATTTGGCTATCACCTAAACCTGATGATAAAGACAACCGATTAATGTCAGTTTACTTGTCAGCAGATGATTTGGAAAAGGGCAAAAGAACATCAGGAAAACCTGCTAAGATATTGCGTAAAATTTTACCTATTGGATCAAGTGTAGACTTTGAAGCTTTTGCGATATGGTTTAAAGAAACCTATTTCTTGGCGACTCAAGGTTTAGTTTTTAAATCCTCAAAGAATCGTAAAGACTTTGCACGGGTTTACACAATGAAACAAGCGAGCGCATCAGATCCAAGATTAGGTTGTTCTCGCAAGTCATTAGCGGCAAGTTGTATGCGCTATAGTTTTGACCATTTAATTTGTCATCCAACTGAAATATATGGTTCAGGCGATTTTGAAATTGTATGGATAGAAAATAGCCAAGAGCAACTATTGGCACGTGCCGTTATTTGTACACGCAATGGTCGTTATGCTAACGCACCTATTTATACAAATAGCAACTTGGCAGCCGATATGCTTGAGGCTGAAATAGCCAAGCGAAAGCAAGCTTGCGAGCAACCCGATAAAGCAAGTTGGATAAATGCTGAACTACTCAGAATAGAGAATCATAATTCGGACGAGCTTATAGCGCCGTATTTTGACAATTACTCGAGCGCTAAAGACTTAGGCGATAAGCTTAAAATATCTAAGTACGGCGATTTAGAATTAACTACTACAAGTGGCGTAATTAGTGACTACGAATACCATTGCGAAAGTTGTAACACGGGTTTAAGTGAATATGACATGCATCATGCTCAAGATGGTACCTATTGCGAAGATTGTTTCCATGATCAATTCTTTTATTGTGAGGGTTGTGATGAGTATGAACCCAATCATAATGGCAATGAGGTAATAGGATTTGAAGGTTTAATATGTGACCATTGCGTGAATAATGAGGGCGATATTGTTCACACAACTTGCGGCAACTATGCTCACATAGATGAAACGGTTTACTCAGAATATTCTGACGAATGGTTTTTGGTGAGTGATGAAAACGACACATGGTTTACATCAGATATAGATGGTGATGTTTATTCTATTGATGAAAAGGCAGAACTACCAACAACGGCGCATATAACGCATGACCAAGCAATAGAAAGTGGTCATTGGCTAGTAACGTCTAAGAAGTCTATAGTATGGAGAACCCGTCATAGGTTTTACAACCTAAGCTTTGACCGTAACGGCATGGAGGGCGAAGGGAGACACATAGAAAACCTTGAAAGGGTTTATGTTTTGAAGCCTTGGTTAGAACTACACGATTGCCCAATGCAAGGCATGATAGTTGTGGACAATCAATTGGATCTATTCTCTGCAGCAGCATGACATAAGCAACCCCACATAAACTAAAACATTAAGCCCGCCCTTGTGTGGGTTTTTTGTTATTCTATAGCAACTGGAAAACTCGCATAGGTTGTACTACAATAGCGAGCCTACAACCTATAAGTTATTGGCTCAGGAATGCGCTAATGATAATGTTTTTGCCCTACTCAGCAGCGCTAATATCGAGTGTGGGAGCATGTTCTCTTTATGTAGTGATATTATGGGGTTAAATTGGCATCAGTTCACGAAATGTTACAAGGTTGTAATGTTATAATGTAACAATGGTGGTGTAGTGGGTGCAGCCATCTCGCTCGCCGAATGTCAATATTTATTTTCGTTTACCATTGTTTTTATTCAGTAAATTACAAAAGTGTTGCATAAATGTCACAGCCCAGGCTACTCTTACGCATTGTCAAGCATCTCTGATGCGATTAAACCTATCCTTAAGTATATTTCCACTATACCTACGCATTGTCAAGGGACCCTTCGGATTATACGGCTATACTTTCGGGTGGGGGTGTTACCCACTATATCTACAACATAAGAAATTTACTTTGCCCTTGCTATTCTAAATTCCCACGGTAGTATCCACATTTCCACTGGAGGGGGCTGACCGCATACACAAAAAAAAAAAGATTTGTGGGAAAACAATGACTTAATAAGATCTCACGAATTGTTTCAATATATTTCAAAAATGTTACTTATATTATTTCATTTTAGGTGCCTATATATATATGAAAGGGTATTCCGCCAGGTCTATAGTTGTAGGTATGGTAGTAATATAAAGATATAGTATATACCTTAGTATATCATGTGTACTCTTTAGTACCCTCCCCTGTTCTTCCTCTGTCAACCATAGTGAACCTAGACCCCTATACTTAGGGATGTAGTTATGTACTGGATGTGACTTGCCGATGGTAGAGGATGATTCCTTATAGTAGTATAGTAGAGATGTACCTATGCCAGCTGGTAAAGATAAACTCCCATATAGTAATATTATAGCTAAGAAGGTTAGAGAAGGTATTCGTAGTGGAGTATCTGTTAAAGATATTCTTAGTAGTATCCAGAAGTATCAGAATGCCCCCTCAAGTACAGCTACCTTCTATAAACTATATGGTGAGGACATAGCTGAAGAGAAGGCTTCTATTGTAGGTGCTGTAGGTTCTGTAGTTGTACAGCAAGCCTTAGATGGTGACTTCAAGTCCCAGGAACTCTTTCTTCGTAGTAAGGGTGGTTGGTCACCAACATCTACAGTTAATGAAGTAGATCAGGTAGAAGACCCCGATGTAGATGAGTCAGCTATAGACTCCTTGATGACCTTGTTAGGTAAGACCCGTACAGATGATAACAGCGCAAGTACTTAGAGACTTACCAGACTCTGATGTAGCTGCACTATTAGAAGAACTAGGCCCCAAGAAGACTGAAGAGTTACAACACAACTGGGAATTTTGGGCTAGACCTGAACAGTTAGAACCAGAGGGTATATGGAATGTTTGGGTTGCACTTGCTGGTCGTGGCTGGGGTAAGACCCGTGCTGGTGCCGAATGGGTCAGACACAGGATCAAGAAGGGCGATAAGATCGTTCATTGTGTCGCACCTACTAAAGGTGATGTTCGCAGGGTTATGGTTGAGGGTGACTCAGGTCTACTCAATGTCTGTTGGAAGGGTGATAAGACATATAGGGGAAAGCATATTGGATTTCCTACTTGGTCGCCTACCAACAATACTCTGACATGGGAGAATGGCTCTAAGGCTGTATTCTTCTCCGCTGAAGACCCAGAGAGATTACGTGGGCCACAAGCCTACTCAGCATGGACAGACGAACTCTGTGCATGGAGAAATGCCCAAGAAACTTGGGATATGCTACAGTTTGGTTTACGTTTAGGTAAGCGTCCTCAAGTGTTTGTAACGACGACACCTAAGACAACCAAGCTGATACGCACAATACTAGACGATGATAAGACTACCATTAGCAAAGGGAGTACCTATGATAATGCAGCCAATCTAGCAGATACCTTCTTAGATGCAGTAAAGAAGACTTATGAGGGAACAAGGTTAGGTAGACAAGAACTATATGCAGAAATACTTGATGAAGCATCTGGCGCATTATGGAATAGACAACAACTTGCTAAGTGTGAGATAGACAAGGATGACGTACCATCTCTTAATAGGGTGGTTATTTCTATTGATCCGGCTATTACGTCAAATGCAGAAAGTGACATGACTGGTATTGTAGTTGCTGGTGTAGATGTCAACGGAATAGCTTACGTCTTAGAAGATCACACAGGTAGATATACTCCTCAACAGTGGGCATCCAAAGCTGTAGAACTCTATAGAGAACACATGGCTGATAGGATTGTAGCTGAAAAAAACCAAGGTGGCGATATGGTTCGTCACACATTACACACAGAAGATGAAACAGTCCCAGTAAAGCTCGTACATGCATCCAGAGGGAAGATGGCAAGGGCTGAACCAGTATCCGCATTATATGAACAGGATAAGGTTAGACACGTAAGAGGGCTTAATGATTTAGAAGATCAGATGGTACAGTGGGAACCTCTAGGGTCCATAGGCTCACCAGACCGTCTTGATGCTTTAGTTTGGGCTATAACGGACCTCTCATTGAATGGCTACGCAAAACCTACGCTTAAATTAGCGTATAGTAGCGCCAAAGGATTAAGGTAATGGTTAAGAAGCTCTCAGAAACAGAGGCCAAGAAGATATTAGGTGTAGCTGGTGATAACACCTACAATGGTCAGATACGGGCTGATGAGTTTCTACCTGAGTTGCGTGGCAAGAAGGCTATACGCAAGTACCGTGAGATGAGAGATAACGACAGTACTATTGGTGCTGTTATGTACGCTACAGAACAAGTCCTTCGTGACGTAGATCTAAAGGTAATGCCAGCCAATGATAGTGCAGAAGCTAAAAGAGAAGCTGACTTTGTTGAATCTGTCCTTGATGACATGGATCACACTCTTGATGACCATGTTGCTGAAGCCCTTTCAAGCCTTTCTTACGGCTTTGCGTGGTTTGAGGTTATCTATAAGAGACGCAATGGACCGACTACAAGAAGCGACAAAGGCCGCTCTAAGTATTCTGACGGTCGTATGGGTATCCGCAAGGTCGCTATTCGTGCGCCTTGGACAATCTCTCGGTTTGATGTAGATCAACAGACTGGTGATGTTAAGGGTATTTATCAAGATGGGTCGGGCTATAACAACTCTAATTATATACCTACTCGTAAAAGTCTGTACTACCGCACGACAACGATTAACGGTGACCCTGCTGGTAGGTCTATTCTTCGCAATGCTTATACTTCTTATGAATATGTCAATAACCTACAGTCTATTGAGGCCATAGCAGTTGAGAGGGAACTTGCTGGTATTCCTGTTGCCCGTATCCCTGCTGAGTACTTGTCAGGGGATGCAACAGCCGCACAATCTGGATTTGTCAATAACCTGCAATCTATTCTCAGGGATGTCAAGTTCAATGAGCAGGGATACATTATTCTGCCTTCCGACACCTATCCCGATAAAGACGGAGCGCCTACCAACCAGAAACTGGTAGATGTTGAGCTTATGTCTTCTAGTGGTAGTCGTAATATTGACATTGATCCTATTGTAAGACGTTACCAGCACGATATTGCTCGTAGTGTCCTTTCTGAGTTTCTTATGCTTGGTGGTGGTAATACTGGCTCTTACGCCCTCTCCAAGTCTAAGACAGACCTGTTCCTTCGTGCATTAGAGAGTTATATCCAAGCTATTGTAGATGTCCTCAATAAACAGCTTGTCGAGCGCCTCTGGGAGTTGAACGGTCTGAACTATGACCTTATGCCACAGATTGTGGCTGGGGACGTTGCACCACATGATCTAAGAGAAATTGCTGGGTTCCTACGCAACCTAAATGGTGCAGATATTAATGTCAGTGATCACCCAGAGGTTATCCAAGACCTGATGGATATTGCTGAACTTAGATACGACCCAGACGTAGGGTCAACTCAAACACAAAAGGAAACTGACTAATGGCTTTTTTAGCTGACGACATCTTTGATAGTGGGTTGAACGTACTCAACACTGCTACAACAACAATTCACATTACCTCGCAAGAGGCTACAACACGTACAGAAGCTACTTCTACTTATGACTTAGGTAACGTAAGTGTTTCTATCCCTACAGCGACTGATCGTACAGGTGGAGGCCGTAAGGTGGCTGTACCTGCCGTTACCACTGGTTCTGTTACTGGTACAGGCACAGCAACTCACTATGCTATCGTAGACGGTACTCGTCTCTTGGTAACTGGCTCCTTATCAGCTTCTCAGTCTGTGACAAATGGTAACACTTTCTCACTAGCTACGTTTGATATTGGTATCCCAGACCCATCATAATAGGCTCTTAAATGGCTAAGTTCGCAGATCGTGTAAAGGTAGCTACGTCTACCACTGGCACAGGTACAGTTACTCTAGGCTCTGCTGAGTCTGGGTTTCAAGCAGTACCTTCTTCTTTGGATGGCGAGACTATTCGCTATGTTATTGAAGACGGTACAGCTTGGGAGATTGGTACTGGAACCTATACACACTCAGGGACCACTCTCACACGATCTTTAACTAGCTCATCTACTAGCAGCTTGCTTAACTTATCAGGTAGCGCCAAGGTCTTTATATCCCCAGCGGCAGAAGATTTACAATACGTTGAGGTCTACAGTTCCACCAACGACTTACCATCAGCCTCAAGCAATCACGGGCGTATAGCTCATGTGCATGGCGATGGAGCTATGTATTTTGCTCATGGCGGTAATTGGGTTCGCTTGGGCAATCACAGCGACATCACCAGCTACACTTTGCCGACTGCCTCTAGCTCTACGCTTGGCGGGATTAAGATTGGCAGCGGCCTTAGCATAGATGGCTCTGGCGTAGTCACGGCTAGTGGCAGTAGTTCTTCTGGCGGCTCTTTAGTACCTATTACCACAACTAAAACTGTAGCTACGGCGGGTCAAACTATATTCACTGGCTCATGGAAGGCTGCTAATATTGCAGTGTTTCTCAACGGCGTTAAGCTGCAAGACAGCGAAGTTACGGCTACTGATACGCAGATTACTATCAGCGCAGCGGCTGTAGGCGATATTGTAGAAGTCGTTGAATATGGCGCACCCTTTGCCAGCCCTTATGCCAGTACGTTTCCTACAGTCACGACAGGGGCAACCTCAGTAACTGTAGACTACACCCCTGATAAAGTGGCGGTATACAAGAACGGTGTTAAGCTTAGAGGCGGCGGCGTAGATTTCACAGCAAGCAACGGCACTTCAATCACAGGCTTTTCAGCTTTTGTAGCTAACGATGTGGTTGAGGTAGTCGAACACGGTTCATTAGCAGAGTCGGGAATTAGCACAGGAAAGGCGATTGCTATGGCCATCGTGTTTGGAGGTTAAAATATGACAGCACCTAACATAGTAAGTGTCTCTACCATTACAGGTAAAACGGCGGTGCAAGCAGTTGGCACTTCTGCAACGGCAATCGTTACAAACTCAGCTTCTTCTGGCAAAGTGTTAAAAGTAAATGCGCTGTATGTGAGCAATGTTGATGGTATTAACGCTGCTTCCGTTAGCATTGATATATATAGATCAAGCACTGCTTATCACGTTGCTAAGACAGTTAGCATTCCAGCCGATGCTACTTTAGACATTTTGAGCAAATCTATTTACCTAGAGGAAGGTGACAGCCTTCGACTTACAGCCAGTGTTGCCTCTGATTTGGAAGCTGTTTGCAGCTACGAGGAGATCAGCTAATGCCTCGCTACTTAGGTTCATCACCTGAGAATAATAACGGCATTTCCTCTGGCGTTTTTTCTATAGGGCAGGTTTCCAAAAGAGTTTCTGAGTCAAATTGGCCCAGCGCTGAAGTAGTTTTCATTGAATACCTTATTGTTGCTGGTGGAGGCGGTGGCGCAACTAGCGCTGATACTGCGTGTGGCGGGGGTGGTGGTGCTGGCGGTCTATTAACGAACACAATGGAACTAACCAGAGGAACTGAATACACTATTACTGTTGGCGCTGGCGGTGCTTCCAAAAATTTTGCAGACACTAATGATTATGGAAACGCAGGACAAGATACAACCGCCTTTGGCTTGACTGCTATTGGTGGAGGCCGAGGTGGCATTTGGGGTAGTGGCGCTGATCAAAGTTCTACAAACGCTGGAGGCTCTGGAGGCGGCGGTGGTGGACGCAATGGTACAACTGGTGGCAATGGAACTGCGGGTCAAGGTAATAATGGTGGTAATGCAACAACGGGTACGGGAGCAAGTGACGATAGCGGCGGCGGTGGCGGCGGGGCTGGGTCTGTTGGCGGTAACGCTGCAAATTATGAAGGTGGTCACGGTGGCGATGGGGTGTACAGCAACATCACAGGAACGATAACACCGTATGCTGGCGGCGGCGGTGGTGGAACAGAAGATGGAAAACACGGTGGTCACGGTGGTATCGGTGGCGGCGGCAAAGGCGGTGAAGGAACCTCTGCGGGCCGTACTGGTGCTGAAAGTAGGGCGACTGATGGAGAGGCTAACACAGGCGGCGGTGGTGGTGGTGCATCTGGTAGTTCAGAATCAAACAACTACGGTGCCGCTGGTGGATCTGGCGTTGTTATAGTTCGATCTTACTCTAAAGCCTCTAATTTAAACGGTAATACTTCTTACACTATTGGAGATACTGTTTCGGGCTGTGTTACCTCACAAGATGGCTCTTACAATATTTATAAATTTACTGGATCAGGGAGCATTACTTTCTGATGGCACACTTTGCAGAAATAAACGATCAGAGCATTGTTCAACGAGTAATTGTGGTAGCAAATGAAGTTTTGCTTGATGAGAATGGTGTTGAGCAAGAAGCACTAGGCGCTGCATTTTGCACAGACTTGTTAGGCGGTACTTGGAAACAGACAAGCTACAACGGCACTATTCGTAAAAACTTTGCTGCATCTGGCTTTAGCTATGACACATCCCGTGATGCTTTTCTACCACCCCGTCCGTTTGCGTCTTGGACGCTGGATGAAGAAAACTGCCATTGGCAAGCACCAGTAGCACACCCCTCAGATGACAATGAGTATGAGTGGGATGAGACTAATCAGGCTTGGAGTTTAATTGAATGAGCAACAACCGCAATCTTGGTAACATAGCTAACGTCCTAAACCATGCTACTAGCGGTCAGTTTTTTATCCTATCAGCCCAACTAGAAGGCTAAAAAAATGCTAGGCTTTAATCCTCTCGCATCAGCACCACTAGCCGATGACGGATTAGTTAAGGTAGAGCTAACGACAGTTAGTGTCTCTACTCAAGCTCCCTCTATAGCCAATGCAACCCTTACCCAAGTACACTCACTAACATCACCAGATATTTCTACTGGTACACCTACAGTAGCAAGCACTTCGATAGGGGAAAACTATTCTTTAAGTACCTCTGATATTTCTGCTGGTACACCTACAGTAGGTTCTACAGACCTAGATGAAACCCAAGGTCTAACACCTACCACAGTAACCTCTGGTGTACCTTCTGTAAGTAATATATCCCTAACACAGGTACACTCTCTTACAGCTACAGGTGTAACTACACAGAACCCTGTTGTAGACAGTTCAAGTGTATTACAGGTACACAGTCTCTCTACTGCTGATATTTCTACAGGTACACCTGTTGTAGGTAACACTAGCTCTACACAGAACTTTGCACTAGTACCAAACTCCACTACTGCTGGTAGCCCTGTAGTAAGTAGCACTGCACTATCTCAAGTTCACACAGTTAGCACTGCGGATATTTCCACCGATGCTTCAAGTGTTGATACAACAGTTATAACTCAGGTACATTCTGTATCTCTTAGCGATACAACATCTGGTTCTCCTGTTACAGGTAGCCCTGACTTAGATGAAGAGCAGTCTTTAACACCATCAGGCATTACTACAGGTTCTCCAACTTTAGACAGTCCTTCATTTAGTGCCTTTGATCTTGTACTATCTGCTAATGATCTCACAGCAGGTACACCTAACATAGGTGATGAAAGACTTGCTGGTTATAACAACGCCAGAAACAATTTCTTTAATGGTACTGCATCTACCAGAGGTGGTTACCTAGAGACAAGTAGCAGTTACTATCTGTCTCAACATAAAAACTCTGTACCTATTTCAAGTATAACAGAGACATCCTCTAGTATATTCTTTAAAACTTATTTTAAAAGACAATATTCAAACTCTTCTAGTTGGGTAGAAGCAAATGTTACTCTATATAAAACAGGGAGTACAACAGGTACTGTTACTCTAGGGTCTAGTTACAGTGGTACACCTCCAAATGCAGGTACAAGTAATCATACGGATGTAGCTGGTGTACTTAACTATGTTAATTCCTCTGGTCTTATGGATTGGATGGATGATAATGTAAGTCACAGTGATAGTGATAGCACCGCATTTACAGTAACAATAAATAGAGACAATACACAAGACCAGTCTGAGTATCAATTAAAATCTGGCAGCTCTACATATGATACTTATAATATACCTAACTATCCAAGTGGACAACTTATAGGGTTTACTTTTGAATTAGATAGGTGGCAGATATTTATATATGGGCAATATACTGGTAACTACTACACTGCCTCTCCTAGACCTTACATTACTAGGTTTAACCCCCCTCAACCTTTCCTTACAACAGATGCAACACTAACACATCTGTTAACTGGTGTAGGCTTACTAGGATTTAGTACTGCTGCACCATCCATAGGTTCCCCTGACCTATCTGAAGGTCAGTCACTTCAAGCTAATAGTGTAGATCTTGGCACACCCACTATAGCTTCCTCAGCTATTACCCAAGATCATTCTTTAGGTGTAAGTGATGTAGAGGCTCAGTCTCCTTCTGTTTCTAATTCCTCTATAAGCCAAGACCACTCTTTAACACTATCAAATGTAGACTCTCAAGCCCCTTCTGCATCTACTGCTGATCTTAATCAAGATCAATCTCTGCAAGCTAACAGTGTTACGGCACAGCCCCATGTAATCAGTGGTCCAAGTGTTTCTCAAGCTCAGGTAATAACACCTAGTGACACCTCAGCAGGTGTTCCTGATATAGGTGACGTTTCCTATCAAAATAACTCTCCTATTAATGATGTAAGCGCAGGTACACCTGATGTAGGGTCTCCAGATATTGTAGAGACTACCTTAAGTTTTTCTCCGACACCTATTACGTCAGGCTCTCCACCCTTTACAAATGTAGTATTCCTGCAAGACCACTCACTTGCAACTGCAGATATAACTACAGCGTTAGCAGAAGTAGGTCAGACTAGCTTTGTATTCAAAGGTAAGGTAGGGGCACTAAACTCAGTTGTTGTAACTTTAAGTAAGAACTCAGTTACACTCCCTTTGAGTAAGAACTCAACCACAGTAAACTTATCAAGAAATAGCGTAGGTTAGAATGCCAGACTTCTTTATAAAACAAAACGACACTTCTCCTACTTTCCAAGCTACATTGAAAGGTCCTGAAGGTTCTGGCGAGAACTTAACAGGGGTGCAAAGTGTAACTTTTAAAATGGTTAACTCTGTTCAAGAAGTAAAGGTAAGCCAAGCAGTTACCATAGATGACGCTGCAAATGGTGTTGTTAGCTACGAATGGCAAGCGGGAGATACGGATACATCTGGGACATTCTTTGCAGAGTTTGAAGTTATAAAATCAGATGGTAAGAGAGAGACCTTTCCTAATACTGAGCCAATAAACGTAGTTATCAAGAAGGACGTTGTCTAATGACAACATGGACTAGACAACTATACGAACATGACCCCCTAGCAATAGCTAAAGGTGAGTCAAACTATCTGTCAGTCCGTAATATATTTGGCTACCAAGAGAATGTAACCACTAACTTTATACCTGCTTGGGAGTACGCTACAGCTTATACCTATCCAACCTCTGCTGTAACAATGGATGTAGCTAGTACAGATGCTGCAAATGATAATGGATATACTGCTCGTATTATAGGATTAGATGCAAACTATGATATTATCTCTGAAGATGTAACTATACCAGCTACATCTACTAAAGCCTTCTTTAGAATTAATGATGTTATTTATTTCAATACAGATGGTAATCAAGGTTTAATTACAGTTTCCAATGGTGGTACAGTTTATGCAGCTATAAGAATTGGGGATGGAAGAAACCAAGCCAGTATCTACACTGTACCCGCTGGTCATTGTTTCTATCTATACCGTATTGATGCTTTCTCTAATGACAGTACCTCTCCTAAGACTGGAGTGTTTAAGAATTTTACACGAGATAGAAACGGAGTTACTTTTAATGTAGCTAGAACTACTTTTCAGAACCAGATGAATATTCAACGTAGATTACCTTTTAAATACGATGCTACAACTGACATACAGTTTCAACTCAGGACTAAATCTGGAACACATGAAATGAATGTCTTCGGTGAAGGTGTGCTAGTAAATGAGGAATTGGATGACTAATGCCTAAGACAGCCCTTAAGAATAAAATGGAAGAGCATAACAAGAAGTCTAAGCATAAGGTAACTATGCGTATGCTTGAGGCTGTTTATGATAGAGGTGTAGGTGCCTACCGTACAAACCCTCAGTCAGTACGTCCTAATGTCACTGGCCCTGAGCAATGGGCTATGGCTCGTGTCAATAGCTTCCTTAAGATTGTCAGAGGCTCCAAGAAGGCTAATCACGACAAAGATTTACTACCATCAGGTCACCCATCTAGCAGCAAGAAGTCAATAGCTAAAGCTAAACTAGCTAATGATGTATTCTCTACTGAGATGGAAGCCAGAGCTAGAAGTATGGACATGGGTTGTGAAGGTAAGATCCATGTACATGAAGATGGCATAGGACAGGCGGTGTATATGCCCTGTGGTAGCCATGAAGAGTACCTAGCGTATTACTCTCGTGATGAGGTAGCTGAAGAACCTGAAGAGCCATCAGTGAACCGCTTAGACGCCCTCAGAGCTATCGTACAGGAAGTGATGAAGGAAGAGTTCACTAAGGCTGAGTACCAAGGTGAGAAAGTAACTTTAAACAAGCCTCGCCGTATTCAAGGTGGCAATAAGAAGTTTGAAGTATTCGTGCAAGATGGTGATAAGGTAAAGAGAGTTACCTTTGGAGATCCTAACATGGAGATCCGTCGAGATGACCCCAAAGCCAGAGCTAATTTCCGCTCCCGCCATTCTTGCGATACCAAGAAAGATAAGACTACAGCAGGTTACTGGTCTTGTCGTATGTGGGAAGGTGGAACATCAGTGTCCGAACTTACTAAAAGTGTTGAAGGTCAAATCCTCAAGGCAGATGACGAACAGCGTCTAGTCTATGGATGGGCCTCAGTCGTTACTGAGAAAGGTGAGCCAGTGGTTGACCGTCAAGGTGACGTAATCGAACCTGACACACTCGTTAAGGCTGTCAATGGCTTTATGGAGCATATCCGTGTCGGTAAACAGATGCATACAGGGGATCAGATTGGAGCAGTTATTCATTCTATGCCTATCACTAAAGAGATTGGTGAATCCCTTGGCATTCAGAGTGACCGTGAAGGCTGGATTGTAGCTTTCAAAGTCTATGACGATAATGTCTGGGCGAAGGTTAAGTCTGGTGAACTTGCGGCCTTCTCTATTGGGGGTCGTGCAATCAAGGAGGACTATAGTGCCTAACCTTTTAAAACAGCTTGAACTGGAAGAGTTGTCTTTGGTGGATCGTCCAGCAAATGCACAGGCAATAGTCTCCTTGTACAAGCGTGATAATTCCAATGGAGAACCTATGGAACATGAAGTAACAGAAAAAATGTCTGATGATCTGAAGGCCAAACTGAAGCCATACATGGATAAAGGTATGTCTGAAGAAGAAGCCATGAAGATGTACAACATGGACATGAAGAAAGCTGATGATGCAACCGCTGAAGAGCTTGAAATCGAAACACTTAAGGCTTCTGAAGTTGCTCTTAAGGAAGAGAACGAGCGTCTTCGCAAGTCTCTCATCGAAAATGGTTATGTCATTAAAGCTGACGTAATTGAGAAGAAAGTCGAGCCTGAGTATGTAGAATATGATGGTGAGCAAATCAACAAAGCTGACATCCCTGCGCCTATCCTTAAGGCTCTGGAAGAAGCTGAAGTTGCTAAGGCAGATGCTGAACTGACTAAACGTGCAGAAGAAGCTCTACCTAACTTCAATATCGACGTAGCTAAAACACTTATTGCTAAGTTTGATACAGATGAAGCAGTTATGGAAGCTCTGAAGGGTGCTGATGCAGTATTCGGAGAGTCTATGGAAGAATTTGGTAAGTCTGATGCTGATGGCAACTTCGCTACAGCACAGGACAAGCTGGATGCCCTCGTTAAGTCTTATATGGACGAAAACAAAATCAAGAAGAGCCAATATGCTGTAGCTTATGCCGCAGTTGCTAAGACCGATGAAGGTAAAGCTCTTATCAACAAATCCTATAAAGGAGAATAAATATGGCTGTAATGCAGTCCCGTGATACACGGTCTTTTGTTGCTGGTGAAAGCCTCACCGCAGCACAATTTAAATTCGTTACTCTTGAGAGTGACGGTCAAGTAGATCTAGCAGATTCTGCTGGTGAAAATTGCATTGGTGTTCTGTTGAATAACCCTGCCGCTGGCGCTGCTGCAACTGTAGCAGTCTCAGGTAAGGTTATGGTAACTGCTGGTGGTAGTATTGCCGCTGGTGCAGCCGTTGCAACTGATGCTTCTGGTGACGCAGTTACCGCAGCTTCAACAAATATCATCATGGGTTACGCTTTGGAAGCAGCAGTTGACGGTCAAGTTATGGCTATCGAGTTGATCCAAGGTGGCAACGCTGCTGCTTAATTGCAAGAAAGGAATAATTAAATGCCCTTGCTAACTCCATCCGCAGTGCATATTGACCAGCCGCTGACTAACCTCACGCTGGCCTACGCACAATCACAAGAGAACTTTATTGCTGATAAAGTTTTCCCAACTGTCGGTGTTTCAAAACAATCTGACAAATACTACATCTATGACCGTGCGAACATGAACCGTACTGGTGATGTAGCTAAATTGGCTCCACGTACAGAAGTAAACCGTATCGGTATGACTTTGTCATCCAGCAGCTACTTTGCTGACGTATACGGTCTTGGTATGGACTTCGATGAGCAGACTTTGGCTAACGAAGATGCTATGTTGGACATCCGTTCTGCTGGTGCTGAAACTTTGGCGATGCGTCTTATGATCCATCGTGAAGAGCAGTTTGCAACCAACTTCTTCTCAACAGGAGTTTGGGGAACAGACAACACATTGTCAGGCACTTCACAGTGGTCAGACTACACCAACTCAACACCAATCCAAGATGTAACTGCTGCTCGTCGTGCAGTACAGTTGGCTTCTGGTGGCTTCAAGCCAAACACAATGGTTGTTGGTAAAGAAGTACGTGATAAACTGATCAATCACCCAGACATTCTGGCACGTTTGAACGGTGGCGCAACTGTAACTAACACTGCGTTGATCACAGATGCTAAGTTGGCTGAAATCTTTGAAGTAGAGAACTTCTACATCATGGAAGCTGTCAAGAACTCATCAGTAGAAGGTGTTGCAGAAAGCAATGCGTTCATCGGTGGTAAAAATGCTCTGTTGGCTTACACACCAAACAATGCTGGTCTTATGTCACCAGCCGCTGGTTTGACCTTCGCTTGGAATAACCTAGAAGGTGTGAACAACTTAGGTATCACTGTTGAGTCATTCTCAGATGATGCTCTGAAGCGTCAGCAAATCGCTGAGATGATCCAAGTTAAAATGTCTTACGATATGAAAGTCGTAGGCGCTGACTTGGGTTACCTCTTCGCTGCTGCTGTAGCTTAATTTACATTGGTGGGGGCTGTAGTAATGGCCCCTGCCATCCTTCCCCGACAAAAGGTAGTACAATGATCCGACAAGAGAATATGCCATTTCAACTAGACCGTCCAGTATTTGTTAAGCGCCCGTTTCAATCTTGGGGTAGACAGCTAAAGAAGGGTGATGAGTTTAAATGGAAAGAGATTGGTGTAAGTGAAGATAAAGCACTAATCTTATACACACAAGGTTTCATTCATCATAACTCAGAGTTTGAAGTAAAGCTTAAAGTTGGTGATGGACTAGAGCAACTAGACATAGATGGTTTGCATGGTCTTGTGGACAGTATCAACGATAAAGTAAACTCTAAGACAAAATCTGAAGCTGAGTTCCAAAAGAAGAAGTGTAAGAAGTCTAAGATAGTTGATAAACAGCGTGGGCTTATTCGTAGCTGGCGTAGAAATTATGGTCACATGGAGACTTAAAGAATGGCTTGGTCGTATGATGCAACTGATTTGGGTACAAGTACAGCCTCTGGGCGTTTAAACTCTGTACGGCTCCTTGTGGGAGACACTGACACTAACGACCAACAAGTTCAGAATGAAGAAATAGTTTTTGCTCTAGCCCAGACAAGTAACAACATATATCAAGCTGGTGCTTGGACCGCTAGAACAATCGCTGCACAATACTCTCGTAGGGTCACACAGAACCTGTCAGGCGCTCTCAGTGCTAACTACAGTGACCTAGCTAATCAGTATACTCAACTAGCTTTAGACCTTGAGCTTAACGGTAAGAAGGCTGGAGCTAGTGTGGGTGTAGTTGCTGGTGGTATTAGCATAGCTAGAGTAGATGCTGTAAGACAAAATACAGATCGTGTTCCACCATCCTTCCGTAGGGATAGATTCAAGAACCCACCAAGTTATAGTGGTGATGATTACGACTATAGTTAAGGGATAGGTCATGGCATTCTCAAGAGGTTATAACCTACTCAAGATGGTAGAGGAGTTTGGTGAACCACTTACTCTACGCAAGAAGACTACAGCAGGAACCTACGATCCTACTACAGGTTCAGTAACAGGTTCAGCTACAACCGACTACAGCTTTGAAGGTTACTTCTACAACTACGATCAAGGTATCATAGCTAATGTAGATGAGATCCGCAGAGGCACCCGTAAATGCGTAGTCCCAGCTTTAGGATTGGCAGTAGAACCCGATGACGAAGATCAGATTATTGGTAACGGTGACACAGTTAATGTTATTTCTGTTGTTACTATATTTTCTAATGGGGTCAAGATTTGTTTCTTGTGTGATGTGAGAGAGTAATGAGAACTGAGTTAAAGGTCATGCCTTCCCTACAGAGGAAGATAGATGGTCTTAAGGCTTTAGCTGAACAACAAGTAGAGCGTAAGCTAGTTGACATAGCACAAACCGCTGTTAATCTCTCTCCAGTATACACTGGTGCATATGTAACATCCTTCTCCTTTTCTACTGGCGCTGGCAGACCTAGAGGTAAAAGCTCTAAGAATAAGCCAAAGGGTAATGACAGAGCTATGCGTCAGAAAGGTATGGACAATCTTATGGAAGATATATCTAAAATACCTTCCCTACTAGACACTACAAGCATAGTACTTCGTAATAATAGTCCTCATGCTGTTGCTGTTGAATATGGTGGTAAGAACTGGATAAGACCCCCATACTTCGTATTTACTCAAGTGAGAAACATTCATGGCTAGTATCTATAATGACATACGGGCGGCACTTGAGAACAAGTTAGCTAATACTGCTAATTTACCTAGTGGTATAGCTTATGAGAATGTTTCATTTAGCCCAACTACAGGTACAAGCTACCTACAGACTAATTTTCTCCCGACACTCCGCAGACCCGCTGTAAGAGGTTTAAACCCACAACAGAGATACGATGGTGTGTTTGTTGTAACTGCCTACACCCCAGAAGGTAATGGCCCCGCCGCTGCTGATGCCCTAGCTAACACTATTTTAGAGGCTTTTGAAGCAACCACTAAGATCTCCTACACTGGGGATGAAACAATAACTGTATCTATAGATTACGCTGAAAGACAGCAAGGTTTCTTAGATGCGCCTTGGTACTACGTTCCGATTAATATCGGATGGTACGTCTATAACAATTAGGAGAATACATTATGGCCTTCGCACAAGGTTCTCGTTCCAGCCTATCGTACATTGTGGAA